ACGATCAATCTGAGCCTGACGAGTCAACGCCTCTTGTTCACGTTTGCGTTTATCCAGCAAATCTTTCATCTGAAAGCCCTGCACTTGCTCTTGCAGTTGGTTTTGCATTGCAGACGAATACAGCTTCTGGCCTTGCTGCAAGCCTTCAGCAATTGATTGACCAGTGTTGCCACCTTGGAACAAACGAGCAGCCAATCCATACAAGGCTTGTGCTTGTGCGTCATCACGGTTGCGCTGGATGTCCTCTGGACTCATGCCCAAAAGACCAAGAGTCTGAGTGCCACCAGTGCCGAAAATGTCAAGTAATCCTGCCATGATTAGTCCTTAGAAGCCGTAAATGTCAGAAAGCATACTTTCAAATCCGACATCTCCAACGCCATACGCCGCAGAACTTAAAGCATTAGTAGTGGGGCCAAGGCCACTAAGCCAATTTGAACCAGAGTTCCACAAATTACTGATGCCAGTAGAGCCGCCAAGATTCTTATATACACCACCCAAAGTTGCAGCAGTGCCAAGCACGTTTTGCAGGGTAGATGTATCAACCGAACCGCTTTGAGTTTGGCTTTTCAATGTTGCCATTGGGTTGCCGTACACGCTAGACAAGAAGGTTGCCAAGTTCTGCTGTGGTTGTTGCTGACCAAAGTTAAACCGAGCAATGTCGGACTGCAACTGCTGGCCTGTGTAGCCTTCACGGGCCTGACCAGCAGCCAGCAGATTCTGGATGTCCTGATAGTCAGCCTGAGCCATTGCAGGAGCAGCCATTGTTGCGGCTTGCTGTCGTGCGCGTTCGTCAGAGTAGTTCTGATAAGCCAGTTGACCAGCAGTGTTGCTCAGTTGCTGCGCCAGTTGACCAGAAGCACGATCTTGCAGCGTACCCATTGCACCAGAGCCGTATCGACCAGCCTTAGACGCAGCAGAGCCAATGTCGCCGATTGCTGTCTGGAACTGCTGTGTAGCAGCTTGTGCGGCAGGAGCAAAAGCGCCTTGAAAGAACGGATTGCCTGACAGGTAACTGCCGCCAATGGTGTTTCCAATTTGCTGCTGTGCTTGACCAACCAGTGGGCTGCCCTGCATTGCGCGATTCTCAAGCGCCTGAAGACCAGATTGAGTTGTGGCAGAAGGTGCAACGTAGGTCTGACCGGGGTAGTATTGAGGGCCACCAGCCTGATACAGACGCTGTGCCTCGCCCAATCCGTAGCTCAGAAATGGCTGGATTGTTGGATCAATTTGTGTGGAGGTGGTGACCGCCATGATTTAACTCCTAAAAGTTCTGGATTCCATGACGGGTGATCCGATGGAATCCATTATATACAGTTTACCCAACAACAACATAGGCGTATGTCTTGTTGGCCGTTGAATTTGCAAAGTGCGTGATTGTTGCTGAACCCTTGAATTGGGCGCTGACATAGACGTTTGCGTATGCCATCGGCGCAATGTATTGCACAGATATGATCGCCGCAGGGATTGCTGGCCTTGGGATTCCAGTATCAGCAGCGTAATGCTCAAGCGTCACGCCCACATCAGACACAGAACCAGCAATTTCAACGTAGTCGTTGGCATCTAGCTCAACAAAAATACTCATGTAGCCAATCATTGCCGCAGGAGCGCCCGTTGACTTCCTTGGCGGTATACCAAACCGAGAACCAGAACGAACGACATCAGCACCATTTACTCGATACCAAACATCAGCATATTGGTGGTCATTTGTGCTGTTTTGCAGTTGTAACGAAAAATTGACGTTGTAAGTGCCGCCGTTTCTTACGTTGATTCTTGTGCTGTTTGACAGATAAACGCCATTGGATAGCTCTGTCGTATCCCACAAAACCACTGCACTTGTTCCTATGCTTGGCGCAATCTGGTCTGTATTATTTGAAAACTGACCATAAGGAGCAGCATCTTGCTCGGCAGCATCAGAAAACGGAATCAAGATGATCTTGCTGTCAGGGCTGATGCGCTCGTCATAAAGCGTTGTGGTTGTGGCGTTTCCAGTGGCAAGGGTGATTGTCCCTGTGTTGTTGGTCTTGCCGTTCATCGCTCCATTGACAATCTCGGCAACAACCCGAGGGTCTTGACCAAATGGCGGCAGAAGGCGGAATTGGTTCATCGTGTACCCTGACCAGACAAATCAATATCCAAACCAACAGCCGTTGTCCAACCAACACCAGTTGGCACAACCCTAAACCGATGATAGTTGCCATTTGAGCGCAAAGACACACGGTTTTCGTAGTCGGCAGCAACAGCAGTTCCAAACGATGGCTGTTCGCTCAAAAGCGTTCTAGAAGCCACAGAAACGGTCGCAGAGCCACCATCTACCTGTGGCCGAGCCAATGTCACCACCGAGCGCCCACCAGCGTTTAAATCGCCTGTAATCAGTTGACCAGTAGCAGGTTGCCCGTTGTACGTCACGACATAAGCGCCAGAAGTACCGCCAAGGAAATACTTGCCGCCCATATAAAGAATCGAATCAAGGCTTACGGCCAGCGCATCAATGCTTGACGAGATTGAGTCAAGCTCTTCCAGAGTAGAGGCAGAAGTTGAAGCATCAGAGATGTAATCAGCACCGGCATCACCATAAGTCCACTTCTTGGTGGTGAAGTTATAGATGATTAGCTGGCGCTGTGCAAAGATCGTCTTGAAGTTCCAAATAATCAGTTTACGGACAGGATCAACGGCAGCACTCATGGTGTCAAAGCCGGATTCGTCAGCATTCAGAAAGAACCAGCGATCAACCTTCTCAGCGCCAATGGCTTGAATCTGTTGCCCATCGCACATATAAAAGCCATCGTCAGACAAGAAGAAGCTAATGCCTTGAAGCTGTGCAATAGAGCCAGCGGCCACACAACCCTTGCCACGCGAGATGTTGTCAAACTGGAAAATGAAAGGTGTGCCGACATAGCTCATGCGGCTGATGCCCTTTTCCATGAACACCAAACCAAACTCACCACCACGAATGCCAACAATCTGTCCGCCATCAGGAATGTCTTGGTAGTCAGCTTGCGTGACTTGACTAGAACCCCACTCAGTCTCATCGTTGATACCAGACCAGCGAACACGGTTTGGATAAGCGACAGTTGATTCGGTAGTAAACGCAGTGACAACAAAGTCACGCACCACGGTCAAATACTTGCAGATTGGAGCAGATGCATCAAGGTCAGCAAACGCTGTAGATGTTCCCAATGTGTAGGCTTGCATTGGGTTGCTGTTGTTTGTGCCAATGATGACGTTGCCAAACTGAGTAAAGCGGAAGCGATCAGCGTTTGCGTTTGGCGAGTAGCCACCAGACTTTGACACATTGGTCATTGCGCCAACACCAGAAACGTCATAAATCTTGGTCGAGCCAGCAGCAAACAGCTTTGTTGTGTTGGCTGGAGTCTTACCGGCAACAAGGGTTGTCAGGTCTTCAGCCGCAGCAGCAGAGAATCTTGCGGCACTTGGCAACGGGCCATAACCAATAGCCTGAGAAACCACGTTCTTAGCATCAGTCAAAGCGCCAGAAATTCCCGGCTGGTCAGGCATCCATTCGCCAAATGTTAGTTTTGTAGTTGCCATGAATTATTCCCGTTTGATGCCTGTGACCAAGTGTTGTTTGACGCTGGAATATCAGTCCATACGTTGTCAGAAACGCTTATCTCAGTCCATGTGTTCTCGTTGCTTGGTGCTACCGTCCAAGTGTTATCAGATTCAGCGTCATCGGCCCAATTATGTCCGTTCGTTGCAGAAACAGAAATTGTCGCTGTCGCAGAAACAGAAGCCAAGCCAGCATAAATAGCACCAGCCAATGCGGTTACTTGCGCGTCACACTCAACCGATGCAGCGCCATCAGCAACAATACCACCGAGAGCAGTTACCGTTGCAACACAAGACACAGCAACATCAGCGGTACGCACACGCACAGCATCAGCGGTGACAGTTGCATCTGCCGTAACGCTTGCCGCAGCGTTTGCCACAATACCGCCAAGAGCCGTGACAGTAGCGTTCGCCGTAATTGCGGCATCAGCAAACTGAACTCTTGTGCCACTAGCCGCAACAGTCGCATTAGCGGTTACAGCGCCAGCGCCATTCCGAATCCGAGTTGCATCAGCAGTGACGGTAGCATTAGCAGTGACAGCGGCATTTGCGAACTGAACACGGGTTGCGTCAGCAGTTACTGTCGCCAATGCGGTGACGCTTGCGTTGGCAAGTTGCACCCTAATTGCAGACGCAGAAACACTTGCAGTTGCCGTTATGCTTGCAGAGGCAGTTTGAACCCGAGTGGCTTGGGCGCTTACAGTAGCTGCGGCATTGACCGAGCCGTAAGCATCCCAAAGCGTGACCGATGTTATGTAGAGTTCGCTATCCAGCGTGAGCGTCAGATCGTCAAGACTAGCCTTTAGCTGGTCAAGACTATCTATCGTCCACGGTGGGAGCAAATCAGCCATATCAAGCCAGAGTGACGCTCAATGAACCAATGGCGACACGGAAAACGTCACCAGTTGCAATAGCTTTCGATGCATCCAAGGCAGTGTGATACAGCAAGTTGCCAGAGGTAGATGCGTCACGAATTCCGATGTAAGCAACAGTGCCCCAAGAGCCAGTGGCTTGAGGAAACTCAATCGCAGCAGTGTTTGTCGATGCGCCGTTAGAAGGTGCGCCGAAAGTGATGGATTGACGCTCGTATGCGTTGCCAGTCACTTCAGTGCCAGTGTCGGCATCAGTTGGGTCGCTTGTGTAGAGCGCCAGATACACAGTCGCTGGCGATGTGTAAGAAGTGTTGCGGAGAGTAGCGTTGATAAGCGCATTCTCCAAGAAGTTCGACATTTCAGCCATGATTTACCTCACAAAGTTGTTTGGATTACAAGGGGTACGCCTGAATACTGACCTTGTTCATCAGAGCGTGTGATTGATGCCATAGCGCGATCAAACATAGTTCCCCATGTGTTGATTCGTGCGTCATCCATAAGGTACGGGGCAGCTTCAAGCAAAGCGCCGTACAGCAAGGCATCTGGCGTATTAGCCAAAAAAGCATTGCTGCTGTTGCTGTCACTCAGGAATACTGGTGCAGCAAAGTAAAACATCTTCAATGTATACACCGAATCTGGAATGGGAGCCAACTGAAAGTCGTTAGCCAACACTGTGTAGTCCAGCGGCTTGCCGATCTCCCATGTGCGGGTGTTTCGGTTAAGCGCCGATGGGCTGTAATAGTTCAATGGGCGAACAGGATTGCCCACCACCACAAAGTCACGCACCTCAAGAAAGTCGCTTGGCAACTCAACAGTGCTATCAGAAGCAACAGTGGCGGTTGTGACGGACTTCAGCATCTGACGGATACGCAGATCACGGCGCAAGCGCAACTCAGCCAAACGAATGAAGTCTGGAATCTGTGTGGTCAGGTCTGTACGGGCCAGATAACCAGCGATGGTTGTTTTCAACTCAGAGTAACTTGTGAAGCTCATTTAAATTACTCCCGGACGAGTGCGCCATGCTCGGTTGTCTGGGTTGTTCAACCACATTGCAAACCGAGCGTTGTCGATAACGTGAAACCCACGCATGATGCCTTGATTGTTTAGGTCATCAATTGCAGTCAATGGAATGGATGCCACCTTGTTGCCATACAGCTCGTCAGACCACTTGGCCCGTTCGTCATAGCTGTTGAACTCTTGCTTGTTGCGCTCAACAATGGCAGATACATCTTGAGCAGTTTGAATGACCAAACCGCCTTCACCATCAGCATGAGCAACAGATTTGCGAAATGTAGGGTTTTCCATAATTGCAATTCTAGCATTGGCATGGTAAATAAAAAAGCCCCCCAAGGTTTCCCAAGAGAGGCTTTTGGCTAACTTACGTTAGATCAAGGTGTCAAATCGGCAATGATGCCGTGAGCAGCTTGGTTCTTGACTTCCAGAGTCAATTCGGCCAACAGTTGGGTCTTCTCGCTGTCGCCAGTCTTAGCCAATTCAATGGTCTCGAAAGGACGCAGGAAAGCCACGGCAGCCATGTCGGGATCGACAATGAATGCAGTCTCATCGCCAGCGTTGGTGCTGTTCATGAAGCGGTTAGGCACAACCGAAATAGTGCCGAAATCGCTCATGTAAACGTCAGCAGCGCCGATGATGGTTGTTGGCTGGTCGGAAGGAGCCATGTAACGCTGTGCAGCGATACCAGCAAAAGCCGAAACCAACTGCTTGTGAGCAGGGTTAACCATCAACACTTTTGGCGAACCACCGGCGGTGTACACCTCGGCAATCACGGTCTTCAGAATGGCTTCTGTGAAGGTGCGGTTTGTGCCGTTCACACGGGCAGTCGTACCAGCAGAGCCAGCCACACCGTCAGTGCCGCCATCATAGTTGGTGTTCAGCCATGCTTGCAGACCACCCAAAGTGCGAGCAGTGCTGGAGTTACCAACGGCAGCCACTTGGTTGGACAACAGAGACAGTTCAATGTTGCGCTTCAGTTCAGCCGACACTTTAGCCAACTGATAAGCCTTTTCAGACTTACGGCCAGCTTTGTCAACAGCTTCCAGAGTGCCAGCGACAGCGACAGACTTGGTGAAAATCTGTGTGCGGTTGCCGATACGGGTTGTTGGCGAGGCAGTGATGCTAGAGGCGTCAGCACCTTCAACAGCGCCGCCCAGAGCAGCAGCGGCCAAAGAGTCAGTCTGCCACTCGTGATAAGTTGCAGTTGCCTTGGTCTTGCCGATGGAAGACATGAAAGGAGTGTCAGTGGGGCTGATGTTATAGATAACGTCAGAGAGGTCTTCGCGCATACCGATGGCGGTATAGGTTTGATAGGTTGCCATGTTAAAGCTCCAAAAATTTAAAGGAATCGTTCAAATGCAGCAGCAGCATCACGGACTTTGCCGGTTTGACGCAGCTTTTGCATCACTTGCTTTTCTTGCGATGACTTGGTGTTTGGCGTTGAAGTTCCGGGTTTGAGCATCTTTGGGGCTTGCTGGACTTTCTTCAAAGTCTCCGGCTTGCCCTTTTGAAGTTGCTCAAACTTCATCGCTTTATACAAAGTCAGCACAGCGCGATGGTCATACACTGAGGAGAGTTCTTGATCTGACCAGCCAACAGATCGTGCGTATTCACGGATTTCTTTCCGAATCGCATCACCTTTTGGCGTAGACAGCTCTGGGATCACAGACGCTAGCTTCTCTGATTCAGACTTGAGATGTTTTTGCAGATTCTGCTGTTGCTCCGCTTGTTGCTGTTGGGCAATGCGTTGCTGTTCGGCACGAACTACTGCAAGTTGTTTCTCACGCTGACTCTGTTCCGCCACCTTAACGGCATAGCCGATAGGGTCTGTTTCTTTCAAAACTTCTAAATCCTCACCCCGATTCTGCTGGCTCAAGAAGCTATCGAGTGCCTGTAGTTTCTGGGCGTATGCTTGTCGCTCTTGTTTTACTTGCTCAAGATGTTGGCGCTCGGCATCAATTGCTTTGCGTTGTTCAGCCAGAGCCTGAGATTTTTGTGTGTAATCCTTGCTGCGCTGATAGCCGTTGATTAGTTCGTCAAGTTCGACCTCGACTTCCTCACCACCGACCTTTGCCTTGTAGCGGGGCTTTACTTCCTCTACAGGCTCTGATTCGTCCGAATACTCAGATTCCTCAGATTCAACTTCACCAGTCGCTTCAAGTTCTTCGGATTGTTCTTCAGGTTGGCCTTGTTCGGCTCCATCGTCACTACCCATCAAACCCAGAAACGCATTGGCGGCTTGGTTTACGCTTAGGCTTTCACTCCCCGAGGGGTTGGTGTTTTCCATTTGTTATCTCAGTTTTCGCCAGAAACCGTCTGGACTGCGGGTGAGTTTCCTCACAGAATCTTCCACTTCTTTTCCTGAATCTTGGTTTCTGCGGCAATGCCTTGCAAGTGTCCAAGGAACAGATCAAGTGTCTTGATGTGACTATAAGCGGCCTCGCGCTCTGTAATCTCATCTCGATTTGTGTTAATTATCACACTAATCTGCTGATTTTTCAAATCATCCATGACTTTTATGAAAAAGTCATCTTTCAGCAGATTGTTGGCCCACTCAGCCTGAATTTTTTTGTCCATGCTTAGATTAGAGATTGAAGTTTCTTTTTAGAGACTTTTCCTTCATTTATCAATGAAAGAAGTGACTCGCCATACTTGTCAACGGATGATTTCTTGATGACGTATTCACCACGGTCAAGAGCAACATAACCGTCATCTTTGCCTTTTGGATTTGGGCCAGTCATGTGCTTTGAGGTTACCTTGCCGCCAACAGCAAGACCTTCGCCAGCGCCAATACCACCACCGCCATCTCCAGCGCCAATACCGCCACCGCCATCGCCAACGCCACCCACGCCTCCTGTAGCGCCAGTTCCAAGACCACCACCTTCTGCATCAGCGGCATCAGCGGCTGCGGCATTGGCAGCATCAGCAGCGGCAGCGGCAGCAGCGTCAGCACTTGCACCACCAATGGCGGCATCAGCAGCAGCTTGTGCAGCGGCCCCAATAGCTGCATCGGAGTGTCCAGCAGCAGCGGCAGCAGCAGCAGCAGCAGCGCCAGCAGCAGCAGCAGATCCACCAGTCGCGCCAGTAGCTCCTTGAGCAGCTTGTGCGGCAGATACTGCGGCAGCAGTTGACTGGTTTGCAGCAGACAATGAATCAATTGCGGAAGCTATTGCAGCAGCGTTTGCGGGAGTATTGGCAATACCCATTTGTGCAGCCATAAGTGCCTGATTAAATGCAGCCGCTTGTGCGTGACTTTGAGCGTTTATTGCGTTTGCAATGTTCTGTTTGCCAACAACATTAGAGATTAGACCAAGCGGCAAACCAGTCATAGCGCCAAGAGCCATTGCGCCAATGCTTACGCCTGTTGTTCCTATGTTAGAAGATGTTGCCAATCCAGCATCATCAACAGAGACACTATTAGATCCAGAATCACCACCAAAACCACCTCCAGAATCAATCTGAGAAATCAAGTCAGACAACTTTTGAGTGTCAACTTTTTCGTAAACACTTTTATCAAATGCTGAAGGAACAAAAGATGGGCCAGCAATTTGGTTCAATCTGCCAAACTCTGGAACTTGCTCAACATCACCAAAGCTAGACGCGTCAGTAATGTACCGACTTGCACCACCAAAAGAAGGCTGGCGATACGACCCAAGATCAACCGGCTGGTACTGACTTTGTATCCCGGAAATAATATCGTTGACTGAAGGCGCAACAATACTTGATGGAGTCACCCCACTGTAAGCAAATTGATTTTGCCGCAGTAGGTTTGCAAGTTCTTCATAGGTCATAAATCACCCCGGAATTTCAACATTGGAAGTGATACCAGCGCCAACCTTCATGGCCTTCAGTTGCGCCTCTGCTTCAAACTCTTGCTGCTTCATCAAGAAGTGCATATTCATTTTCTCACGCTCAAGTTGCAGCTTGGACGCTTCTTTCTCGCGCATGATCTCAAGTTCAGCAGCGGCCTTCTCACGCTGAAGCTGCAACTCAAGGGCGGCCTTCTCTCGCTCAAACTGCATATCAGCTTGCATCTTGGCTTGCTGCATTTGCATATCGGCTTGAAACTTAGCCTGTTGCGCTTGAATCTCGGCCTGAGTCTTTGCCATGTAAGCCTGAACTTCTGGCGACATTGGCGGCTCTTGCTGAGGAGGTGGATTAGAGAACTGCTGGTCTTGCTCAGGGCTGATTGGCTTGAAGAACTCAGCGGAGTCTTTGAAGCCAGCAGCCTCGACCATACGGCCAAGAGTGCCACGGTACTGACCAAAGCTCACAAACGGGTTGGCGGGGCCATATTGACCAATCATCTGCTCTTGCTTTGCCATGACCATCTGGAGCATAGCCATCTGCTGGTCACGGTTGCCGTTGCCCAAGCCCACGTTGATTGAGATGTCAAACTTGTTGGCCCATGTGCGGGGATCGACAGTGACATAAGTACCGCGCAAGCGAATGATGCGCTCTTTTTGCTGGTACTTGCTGACCAAGTGCATGATGCCTTCAAACAGCTCTTTTACACCTGATTCGGCAAAGATACGGGCGATCAACTCAATCTTGCCAGAGCCAGCTTGCTGCATGGATGCCACGGCTGCGGCAGTCACGTTCTGCAAGATGTTGGGGTCAAGACCTTGGGACAACTCGGTCACGCCTGTGCGCTTGGCCTGAACAGAGTCCAAGTATTGCAGCATTGGGAACGATTGCTGTGCCATGTTCTGCACAACCAGTTGCTGGACAGCACCGGGAGACTTGGTGCGAATAACGCCACCAGCGGTAGATGTCAGCAAATCGTCAAGGTTGACTTGGCCTTCAACAGCGGTGACTCGGCTGTTGTTGGTCAAATACATATTGTCCAGCATCTGACGGGTAACAGTTGTCTTAATCAGTTGCAAGTCAACAGTGCGGTCAGCCAGTGAGTTACCAAAGAACTTGTGCGGGATTGGCAGAGGGCAAACAGAGTAGAACGGCACATAGTCCGTTTCTTCGTCACTCAGAATGTCGTTGCCAGCGTAGAAGACTTGGTGCAACTCAGCAATACCATCTTGATCGGCATCGTAATAAATGTAGCACTCAAAGACTTCAATCTCTTGCATTGAAGAGTCGCTTGGCTCTGTGTCGTATGGCTGTTCACCGGGGGAGAATCGGGCCACACGTTCAGGCGTATAAGCCAAAGCATCGCCTGTTGGCAAGCTGTTCACGATCTTTTCGTCAAAGCCCATTGCGATCAGTTCGCTGCGGGTAATCATTCGGCGGTGTGCAACGAAAGGAGAATCCTTCACAGTGCGGCCAGCCTTTGCCATCAGGAACTCTTCAGGCGGGATGTTGGAAATCTTGACCTTGCCTGACTTCTCCACCTTCTTGATGGTGACATCATGGATGCCGTAAGTGGCAGCAACGCCCATCTCATCAAAGACAGGATTGCCCATCGGATCAACGATAGGGTTGGTAACAGTGTCTTGCTCAACGACTTCAATGCTTTCATCTTGAAGCATCATTGCCAGCTCGTCATCAGACAGACCTTCGTAAGTCTCTTTGGTAACG